ACTAGATAGTACTCTAAAAGCTACCGCCCCTCCTTTTAGTACTGGACTAAAAAAACCAATTGTGCTAAGAAACATCTTTATCGGAAACAAAATAGCGGTAAATACTGTTGCAAGCACTACTATAGAAACTGTAAAGAGTGCTAGTGTACCTACTGACCAACCGATGATTTTAGCAAGCGTTTTGTGTTTTTCTAAAAATTCACTTACTGTGTCGATTGTATTGTTTATTAGATTTAGAATATTTTTCAAAGCAGGAGCCATTGTAGAGCCAATAACTGCAAATAAGTTCTCCATTGTGCCTGTAATATTTTCCAAAATATTTCTAAGCGAGCTGGTTACAACACCAACTCTTTTTTGAAGACTTGCTTGGTCTGCCATTGCCTTCGACATTTTATTGTAACCCTCAGCGCCTCCTTTTAAAATAGTAAGAAACATATCCAGATCTTTACCACCGGGACCAGTAAGCTTGCTTGCTATATCAAATAATTGAGTTTGCGAGATGATTCCTTTTTTGTATGCTTGAGTAATTTTGTCAAATTCAGCAATCAGTTGGACTGGTCCTTTTAAATTGCCTGTTTTTGCATCAAATATATCAAGTTGAATTCCAAACTGAGAAAGACTTGAAGTAAATTCTTTTAGTTTTTGGGGGTTTAGAAAAGCAGAAAATATACTTCGTAAGTTGTGGCCTACTGTCTGACCACTTTCACCTATTTGGATAAACATACCGACTAATGGAGAAAGGTCTTTCGCTGATTGGAGTCCTTGCCAGTTTAGTATTTTAAGAGTACCTGCCATCTCGCTGAACGCATATTTCATTTCTGTTGTGGTAACGCCTAAATGGCCTAACCTCTGAATTGTATCCATAAAGGAAATAAGGTCTTTGTCGGCTATTCCAAGCGCATTTTTAAACTTTGCAACGCTTTCACCTGCTTCCTGATATGGTATTTTTAGAGTAGAGCCCAGATAAGCGGCTGCGCGCAAACCACCGCTTGCAAGCGTTTTATCTGTTACGCCAAGCTGGTGCATAGATGCTGCCAGATTGTAGAAGTCTGCTGCCGATCCAGCTAGTTCATTGCCAAGTTTCTTTGATTCTTTATCAATTTCTGAAAAATATTTTGAAACAGCACCGCCTGCTTCCATTGATGTAGCTTTTAAAAATAAAGCGGCATCTTCAATATTCGAGTATGAAGACATTATTTTTTTGAATGCTCCGCCCCATACCGCACCAGATGCAAGCCCTTCCATACTCATTACTTTACTTTCAAAAGATTTCAGCTTGTCTTTAAAAGCTTCAAACTTAGATTGTGTTTTTTCTACAGTTTGCTGTAAAGACTGCATGCTTTTTTGAATTTCTCTTATAGGCTTTGTCGCTTGGTCTATGGTTTTAAAGAGTATCGCAAGTTGAAAAAGGTTTTGCATTATAGCTCACAATCCTTGTTCATTTTCATTGTATAGATTAGATAAAGCTTCTGCCCAAAAAACAATCTCAAGAATACTCATACTGGCTAGCTCGCTGTAGCTAAACCCGCCTTTTATGAGGCTGAGGATTGTTTCTGGGCTGAAGAAAAAGGGATTAATTCCCCCATTTTGTTGAGCAAATTAGCTGTATCTACTAATGGGAGTTCTTCTAAATCGTTTTCTGTAATCTGTTTGCCGTCTATTTCAACAAGACGCGCAAGCAAAAGCTTTGTAATTTCTCCGGGTTCAGATGCAAGTCTCATTGCCTCAAACAAATCTTTGCCTTTACCTTCGCGAATATTTGCTGTTCTTCCATCAGAAAGAATAATTTCCATCTTAGCCTCCTATGCTTGATCTATAATCAATTAGCTTATCTTCGCCCATGATTTTGTATATGTTGTTCAGCGTATCAATTTCCACTATTTCTACATCATCTACTTCAAGTTTGTAGTAAATTACAGATAAAGTTGCTTCCGCTTCCGCAGAATCAGACTTTTTGAATTTCGCTGTGTCCCACTCCTTGAAAAAGCCTTTCATTTCTGCTTTCAAAGGCGCTGTTTTGGCAACACCATCTTGCGTCCACACTTGATATGGTGCACGAACAATAACAGTTCTTGATGTAAAAGGGTCAGCTGCAAGCGCAACAAAGTCTGGGTATACAGAATTGAACTTTATTCTTGCCTCAATTTTGTCAAGCCCTGTTGGGAGCTCACTGTCTGAGTATATGCCAAGCGCTTTTGTATCCGAAAATTTAAATTTAATCTTCGGTAAATCTACTTCCTCAGCTTTGGCTATGAAATCTATACCGTCAATGTATACTCTTGCATTAAATACTTTGCTTATTTCAATTGCCATATTAGCCTCCTATAAGCTTCTTCAATAAATCAATATTTATTACCTGTTCAAATGTAATTCTTTCAGCTGGCGTTGGGGGCATAATCTCATATGTAAAAGTTAAATGTCCAAGCGCTAACTGATCTGGTAGGTTCTTATCCTTTAGAAAATAACATTTACCGTCAACTAAAGCGCCTCTTCCAATGAGTGTTCTAATAAATGCGTTTACGCTGGATAAAACACCATCAATTGCAACAGTAATCGGTTTGTCTAAAAACTGCATAGTTGAATATTCTATGCTTTCTGCAACTATGTCTGCCGTTCTTCTTACCGATATAAAATTCTTTGGGTCGGTCTTGGTAGGCCAAGCAGCCGTTCTGTTGCCCCAAACCCTGTATCCAGTGCCAAAAGAGTTAAAAACAGTAACAATACCGTTTTCATTTAAAATGTTTGCTTCTGAGTTTGGGTCGTTTATGATTGCAGTTACAGCCCTTTCTATCCCAATTATGCCAAGTATTTCATGGTTTGATGGACTAAACCAGTAGCCTTCTTCGTGGTCGGTTTTGGCAATGACCCCAGCAAGTCTTTGGCTGAATGGTTCAAGACGCTCAGTGTTGGTTGCAGTATCGTAAATTTTTAAATGCGGGTAGCAAATAAGTGCCCTATATGCTGATGTGTTGAGCTGTCCCCCTGTGCCTCTTGCTTGTATTGCCTGCTGAACGGTTAGTCCGACTGGAGCGTCCAATAGTGCTATTGCTCTGTGAGTTTCGCAAAGCGCAGTCATCTCGCTGGCAACGGCGCTTGATTCTGAGTATAAAGGACAAAGAAGTATTTTGCCCGTAAAGCCAAATTTAGAGTAGAGTTCATCTAATATTTTTAGACCACTTCTTTTGCCAGTTGTTGCATTATAGCTGCCAATTACATCAGCTGAAGTAACTTTTGTTGGGTCAGGTTGGTTATTCGCGTCCTTGTGGACTCTTGGGTCAAAAACATTTACCACGATAACTGTTGAACCGCCGTGATCAAATATTGCATTTAAAGCGTAGCCAATGGTATATCCACTTGTTGAGTCGCCGAAGTAATTAATCCCATCTTCTCTTTTCAGTATCAAAACTGGTGTGTTTACCGTCTGACTGTACCAATCGTCTTCAGCCACATCCGTTGGCTTGGTCAAATGTACTGGGGCAGTTCCAACAAGGAAAATCACTGCAGACTTTACTTCCCTTACTGGTATTGGACCTTTTAAAACTTCTATGGTTTCAACACCGTGTAGATAATTAGCTGACATTATTTACCTCCGCTTCTGTTTTAGCTGTTTTTGTTGGTTTAGCCTGAATAGGCTCAATGTAGTTTAGCTCTTTAAAAGTCTCAACAATGTTTGCATCTGGCAAATCTATTTCGCTGTCTGGGAAAAGAGAATATTCTTTGTTGTCAATCTCAAGAATAGTTGGAATAGTAATCTTAACTTTATATTTCATACAGACACCTCCGTTGAAAGCTCTTAGCTTTCATAAGTAGTAATTTTTGTTGTTAGTGGTTCTGGTTCATCTTCCACCACATATTTACCTACAGCTTCAAACTGAATTTGATAGGCAAAATCTATGCTTTCATGGAAAAGAAGCTCTATCTTTTTAGGCTCTAAATAAAATCCATCTGCATAAAAGCCAGAAAGAGCATTTAGAATGGTTTCAATCAAAGGGTATGCGCCTTGTCCTTTATCCTTAAATGTATGAAAAAAAAGAATTATTGAACACTTAATAACAGTTGTATATGAGAGCACACCTATTGGTATAAAATCAAGTCCTTCAAAAACATACCTTGCGGCTGGAAAGGTCTTAGGTTTGATAAAAAGCTCATCTGGTTTGCCAGACCAGCCTTGAACATTAGGTATTCCTTTTTCTATTAGCCTATTTAGAATTGCTGTTTCAAAATTTACAAGCATCTAAACTCCATATTTACACATTCAACATGTTCTTTAAGTTATTTGTAAAAATATCCGAAAGTTTTTTAGACATTGTTTTAAAAACAGGTTCCATAAAAGGCCTCTGCGACATTTTTTTTGTTCCTTTTTCATGAAAAACAGCATATTTTACTGGGGTGCCAATTAGCGCTTCATCTTCGTTTACACTTGAGTAAAAACTCTGCGCCAATGTTGCAGTTTTATGCAATTTTTTTTCTGAAAAGCCTTTTGCAATTTTCCACTGCAGATACTTTTCTTTTAAATTAGGCCAGTCTATTTGCTCGCTTCTTCCTTCTGTTTGAAAGATACTAAACAGTCTTGATTCAGTTTCTAGAGCAGCTTGTTTGAGTGATAAGCTTGCTGCTTTATTAACAAGATTAGGCATCTTTTTAAGTATAGATTCAAACTCTTTTATATCCATTTCATTGGCTCCGAATCAGGCACTACGCCAAGCAGTCTTTCAGCTTCTGCTACTATATCTTTTGTCCTCAGTACGGTAATGTTTTCCTTCCCCTTATAGTACAAGTTTATTTCGGGTGCTAACTCAGATGCTGCCAAAAGCAAAACAGCTTGATTGATGCTTTCCGTTTCTGGCAGAGTATCTACGCCTAAAATATTTTTTGCTCTTGTGGTTGCGCGGGCTATGCAGGAAGCAAGTCTGCTTTCCGAAAAATCTGCTCCCTGCGCCTGCAAAAACGACTGCAAATCAGCTACAGAAACCATTTACTTACCTTTTGGCTTCTTTGGCCCCATTATCAACCCCTTTTTCATTTACTACACTTTCCGCATTTGCGCTTTCCAGTAAAATTACTGCCAAATTATCGTCTACATCGCGAATGCCTTTTTCAATCGTTATTTCCTTGCCATTAACCCATACTTTTGTGTCCTGCTTAACAATTATCTTCATAGACTCTCCTAATTGCTCTCAATCCTAACAAGCGCTGGCTCATAAAGCCTTTTTGCTGTAAAGTACGACTTCCAACCTGTAGTTTTAACTCGCCCAAGCTTGTCAAGATTTGTATATGTCATCTGAAGTGTCATACCGTCAATATCAACTACGCCGTAAGCATTTAAGCCCAATACAACGCTTTGATAAACATCCGCTGCTGGTGTGCCGCCACCTGCGCCAGCTAAAATTGGCATAGCAGTAGAAACAGCAAACATTACCCCAGCGTAGGGTCCAACCATGCCTTTCTTAAAGGCATCTGGAAAAGCAAACGCTAATTGAATAAGCTCTGCGTCGGTAAATAAATTAAGCAGTTTATCTGGATGTATCATCGCCACATAGTATCCATCTTGAAAAGGCTGGATATTTGCTCTTTGAAGAAGCGCAGCAGCTTTTCTAATGTCTGATTTTGTTAATGTCTTTGTACCGTCAAGACTTGCTCTTGATGCAGTGCCTTGAGCATACATCACATTTGTACCGCTTGTGAGTTCGGTCATAGCAACCCTATCAAGCGTTTGTTGTGCATTGTAGCTTAAGAGGTCAGTTGAAGAATTCAGCAAGGGCGTAAAACTTGTGATATCTGAGTATTCATCTAAATCAATGTAGTTTCCATATTCTTCTATCGTAGTTTGAATCTGCTGTGTAGAAATGCTTGCTCCGCTAGCTGGCGTTGGCTGGTTGGTAAGCGGTGTAGTTGAAACTGGAAGCGGAGAAAATCTAGTAAATACTGCAGTCTTTCCAGTGTTGGGCTGCATACTGAACTTTTGAGCGTATCTTGTGGCTACAAGGTTTTCTCTTACAAATTCTAAAAGTTTTCTTTCGTAGTAGAGCGGAAAAAGCTCTGGGTTTGTTGCTCCAGATACTGGCATTATTGTACCTCCTTAAGAATACTTGGGACAGATATTAACTCGCTGTAGCTCATCTTCTGCAGTTTTTCTTTTGTTAGCTCTTTTGGTTCATCGCTGATTGCGCTTTGTGCAGATGGTTTATACGCTCTTTGCGCTTTTTGTGAAAATTCGTCAATAATCTGTTTGAGTGTATCTGCATCTGCAGTGTCAAGCAGTTTTAATACGGGAGATTCTTTGTGCACCAAATTCACAACTCTTTTTGCTTCTGCTTTTAAGTGCTCTAAGTATTTTTTGCCCAGCTGTGCATCCGCTTTTAGCTGCTCTAACTCGCTTTCGGCAACCTCAAGCTTTGCTTGCACAGCTTGAAGTGCTTCTTGAAGCTCTTCTTTTGACATGATAGAGATTGTTTGACTTGATAATTTTTCCATTTATTCCTCCTTGTTACAATGTCTTTTGTATAGAGCTTTTGCTCTTTCATATATTTGCCTGTGTCCATGCAGACTTGATAGCTGCATAGCAGCCAGCAAGCGCTCGCAGGAAATTTGCCCATCCCAAGTTTTATATGGGTATTTTCGTGAAGCAGGGTCTAAAAAATAGTCAACTGGAGCTTGCGATCTTAAATCTGCATCATCCCACCAGTGCTCATAATCTTTAGCAGAAAACCTTTTTGCATTTTTGTCTGCGCCTTCAAGAACTATAGACAACTCTTTAAACTCGCAGGATTTGGCTGTATAGAAATTGTTAACATTTTCTGCATCAACCACCACGCCAACGCTTACGCTTTGTATCGGTGATGGGTTCATCTTTAAAAGAGCAACTAATTTTTCATTGCCAGACTTTGGTATACGCGCTGTTGCTACAATCCCGTTTTTTTCTTCTGCAAATTCTGCATTTGTTACAATGCCTACTATATCTTCAACTGAATAGGAATGGTCCAACAAAAGCGGTTTGCCAACAAGGCTGGGTGCTGATTCAGATAAAATTTCTGCAGGAAACTGCAGTGTGCCAAAGTATCTTTCTATAGGCGCAGTGCTTAGCGCAAGCACATCAAATTCAACATATTCTTCTGTTTCCCTCAAAGGCTCATACTGAGCAGAAAATTTTAAATCCATCATACCAAAAGGCTATAAAAATATTGGTAGTTCAACAAGCAATATTTTCAATCATCTACTATTCCACCGTAAAATACAGAAATATTTCTGGCTACAGCTACTTCAGAGATTGCACATTTGGTATATGCTGGAGAGGCTATATCAACTCTGTATGCGCCAGCATATTTTAGCCTGCTTATGAGTTCTTCAGGCAAAACATCTCTGCCTATTTTTGTTTTTGTCCAGAGGATAAAATCATTTACAGCTGAGTTTACTGCACTTTCGATCATCAATGCTTTAGCTTCATCGTTTTTATTGATGTAATAAGTAAGATTAATGTCGTAATACACAACGCTCGGTGCCAGCACAACAACATAGTCGGTAAGAGGTCTTACTTTCTCATCCGAAAGTTTTTCGCGCACCAGCTCTAACATAGTGTTATCTGGTAGTTCACCATTTTTCAGGAGCACCACTACCTTTACTTCGCCGGGCGTCTCAGAAAACACACTGACATCTTCAATATCCTGATGAGTCGATTTTGTGTGGTAAATATAAGCCATTTTAGAGCCAGCATTAGAAAATCTTTCTATAGAAATTCTAATCCTTTCTCTAAACCTTTCATCGTCTTCTTCATCAGCACCATACAGCGACATTGTGATGTTAGAAACGCTTGTTACATAAGGCAGACTGTCAATAAGCTTGTTGATTTGACCTATTTGAAAACCGTTTGCGCTTGAGCCAGCTTGGCAAGCTGCTGCTTGTATATTTACATATGTTGCACCGCTTGGGATTATTCCTTGTGCAGTTGTAGCAAACATGATTTGCCCGTCTGGAGAAACCCTTGTTCCAGCTGGTATTATTACATCAAAGTTTAAAGGAGCATCAAGCTTAAATCGAAGCGTAGTAAGAGCGCTTGAAGCTGGAAGCCTTTTAATTGAGTAAAATTCCGCCAAAGCATCAAGTTTATCTGCACTTGCATATGCTAACAGGTTTTGCCTTCCAGTTTCATCAATATTTATCGCCCCAACTGTCAGCCCGTAAGCAATAATGTTAATAAGTAGTCTTTCTGGGTCAGCAGGCTGCAGCGTTCTGCCTGTTATTGTTTCATAGCTTTCAATAAGCTTTTGCTCGTAGTAAAGCGGGTCAGTTTCTACAAACTTTATCATATGACTATCTCCTGTGTTTCAACTGATTCATCTTCATTGATTTTGTATTTAATAGTGATTTTAAAAGATGAATACTCTTTTGTCAGAAAAACCTCTTCAACTTCAATTCTTGGCTCCCATATCTGCAAAGCATCTACAATTTCAGCTTTAATCTTACCTCTAGTTATTGCGGTAAGCGGTTTATCTACAAACTGCCATAAATTGCTTCCAAAAGTAGGTCTGTGTGGGTCGCAACCCTTTGGTGTGCTCAAGATTATTTGGATGTTTTGGTAGATGCTTTTTACAGTGTCATACTCAATAATATTCATAATCGCAGTTTTATGCAATTTTTAGATAGCAACCAAGCAATATTTTCAATC